CGCTTAATAAATAACTAATAGTCTGGTAGGGCCTTAGCCCTTTGGCTCTACCAGACCTACAAAGAAAGGTACAAATATGCCAGCCACTTATGTTAACGCCGCTACATTGAAAGCATCTCTAGGTGTAGGCACTTTGTACGACTCTTACACTTGGATAGAGGACACCTGCCAGACGGCGCAAGATTTAATAAATGGTTTTCTATGGTTTGACTCTGCACCGGTAGTGGGAACTGCGTTAGTAAGTAACGTAGCTACCGTGATGATAGCCAACCCCGGCCTATTTACTACTGGCCAAACCGTCACAGTAGCCGGGGCTGGCACTACTTTTAACGGCAGTTATACAATTACTAGCACTTTACCTTTTAGCTCTGGTAGCACTAGCCTTTTACCAGCGTTTAATTTACAGCTTAACTATTACCAGTACCCACAGGGCTACAGCTTTATACAATATGCAAAAACAGCTAGTAATCAAAACTTTAGGCGCGTAGTACCTAGCGGCACTATGACCGGTGAAGATACAAAGACCGCTAGCTACGCTAATACGCCTGCTATAAACGCAGCTGCACTTATGCTAGCTGAGAATATCTGGACTAGCCGTTTTAGCACACAAAACGGCGGCGTGAGCGTAGACGGTTACAGCCCTAGCCCGTTTAAGATGAGTAATACTTTAATGGCATCTATACGCGGTTTGTTAGCGCCTTACTTATCGCCTAACGCTATGGTGGGATAATGACAGCCGCGATTACTACACTACGCAGCACTATAGCCGCTGCCTTAGCTAATAACTCTGTTTGGAGTACGTTTAGTTTTCCACCTAGCACAATAGTAGCTAACAGCGTAGTAGTAGCCCCGGCAGACCCTTATTTAACGCCTAGCAATAATAAGCAAGCGACTATATCGCCTATGGCTAACTTCAAAATTATTATGACCGTGCCTATGTTTTCTAATGAAGGCAACTTACAAGGCATAGAGGATACGATAGTGGCTGTGTTTGGTCTATTAGCCGCTAGCAGTATTGTATTTAATGTTACCGCTGTAACTGCACCTAGCGTTTTAACGCTACCTAGCGGCGACTTACTAACAAGTGATTTACAAATATCCGTACTAACGAGCTGGAGCTAAAATGGCACTAACAGATGAAGATAAAGCGTTTCTAATCAAGATAGGCCAAGAACTGCCTAAAGAGGTTAAAGAAACAAAGCAAAAAACAGTAAAAGACACAGAAACACCGACAACAGAAAACGAGGCATAACAAATGGCAATTTTTCTATCTAACGGCGTAGTAGTTACGCTCGCAAGCGTGGCATTATCTGACCACGTTACTAGCGCAACTATTAACCGTAGTTTTGATGAGCTTGAAGTTACAGCTATGGGCGATACCGCACATAAGTTTGTAAAAGGTTTAGAGGCCAGCACTATCACGCTTGATTTTCTAAACGATACTGCCTCATCTAGTGTACTACAGACTTTGCAACAGCATTGGGGTACTACGCAAGCCCTAACGCTAAAACAAACAAGCGCGAATATATCTGCAACTAACCCAGAATATCAGACCACAGTTTTAGTTAATAACACTACAGACATTAACGGCGCTGTTGGCGATATTTCTACACAGAGCATTACATTTACTTGTAACTCACCTATTGTTGTAGACACCACACCATAACTAAAACAAAGGGGCAACAATGGCAAAACTAAAAATAACAAGGGCAGACGGCAGCGTAACTGAGCATAAGATTACGCCCCGTATTGAGTATGCCTTTGAGCTGTATGCAAAGAAAGGTTTTCACAAAGCCTTTAGAGATGATGAAAAGCAAAGTGACGTTTACTGGCTAGCTTATGAGTGCCTACGCACTAGCGGCGAAGTAGTAAAAAGTTTTGGGGCAGAGTTTCTAGAAACCTTAGCTAAAGTTGAGGTACTAGATGATGACCCTTTGGAATAGTGGGGCGCGGTAGCTTTGGCTATCTAATCGCACAAATTGCGGTAGAGACAGGCATAGCGCCCCAGTATTTATTAGACTTAGATGATGTAATGTTTAAGAATATATTAAAGGTTTTAACAGACAGAGCTAAGGCGGTGCAAGATGCCAACAGAGTTAAGAGGCGCTATTGAAGCGCGCAAAGCTCTAAAAAAGTTTGAGCCCGATTTAGCAAAAAGCATACAAAAAGAAATGGCTACTTTGCTAAAACCTATTGCTAAAACAGCACAAGGTTTTATACCTAGCACAGTTTTAAGCGGCTGGTCTAAGCCTTTATCTAGTGAGGCAATAAATTATAGGCCGTTTCCTAAATTTGATTTAAGCGCTGCTAAAAAAGGCATAGGTTATAGAACTAGCCCTAGCAAGCCTAATAAAAATGGGTTTAGAGCTTTAGCGCGCATAGTAAATACCAGCGCTGCCGGCACAATATACGAAACTAGCGGGCGCAAAAACCCACAAGGCAGGCCACAGGGCAACACTAAAGATAGCTCACAAAGCCTAAACCCTAACGCTGGTAAACAATTTATAGATGCGCTAGATGCTACAGGGCGCATAGTAGATGCTAACAATATGACGGGGGCAGGGCGTAAGTCTAATAAAATGAAAGGCCGCGCTATTTATAGAGCGTGGGCTGAAGACGGCGGCAAGACTAATGCAGCTGTGTTAAAAAGCATACAAAAAACTAAAGATTTATTTAATAAAAATATGGCACAGGTACGCTAATGGCTGTAGACCCACAAGTAGTAGTAAATATAGCCTCTGAGTTTACAGGTAAAAAAGCGTTTAACGAGGCGGGTAAAGCTACCTCTAAATTAGACAAGAATATAAAAAACTTAGCTAAAGGTTTATTAGCAGCGTTTAGCGTTAGGGCTATAGTCAATTTTGGCAAAGAGTCTGTAAAAGCATTTCAAGATGCAGAAAAAGAAGCGGCGCAATTACGCACGCAGCTAGACTCATTAAACTTAGGTTTTGCTGCCCCGTTTATAGGGCAGTTTATAGACAAGTTAGCCCTAGCTACAGGCAAGGCAGGCGGCGAGCTCAACGCCGCGTTTATTAGCCTTTCACAAGGTACGCAAAATGTTACAGATGCACAAAAATTATTAAACGTTGCTTTAGATGTAAGCGCTGGTACGTCTACAGATTTAAAGACAGTAACTACAGCGTTACAACGCGCTTATTTAGGTGATGTAAACGCTTTAGCACGTTTGAGAATTGGCTACACTACAGCTAATTTAGCAGGGCGTGATTTTGATGAGGTTTTAACAGAGATAACAAAAAAGTTTAAGGGCTCATCTAGTCAAGCTGCCGACACTTTAGCAGGCAAAATGGCTAGGCTATCGGAAGCTACAGAGCAGGCTAAAGAAGCATTTGGCGCAGGCTTTGTAAAAGGTTTGGAAAATAGCGGGGCGGCTGTAGAGGATTTACAAAAAGACGTAATAAGTTTAGGTGATGCGTTTGGCTATGCAGCCGGTCAAGCTACAGGTTTCTTTTCACAGACTTTTAACGATTTAATAAAGTTTTTTGAGACAGATGAAGGCGCTATAGCACAATTTGCGCGTAGTCTTATTAAATCGCAGGGTGAGGTAAATCGTAAAAATGAAAAGGCTAACAGCGCGGCACTACGTGCCCGTAACGCAATTTTAAAAATAGAGGCAAAAAATCTAACCACGTTAAAAAATTCAACTAAAGAAAAAGAGTTACAAGCCAAACTAGACAAAGCTGCCCTAGCACTTGGAAAAGGTATAGATGTATTTGACCTAGACAAAATACAGGTACAGGCAGCGCTACTAGCTAAGCAAGATGAAATAAACAAACTAGGGGCTAACGCTACAGACCAGCAAAAACTACAGCTAGCTAATGACCTAACCCGCCTATCTATAAAAAAGACTATGGCAGAGCTTGAAGATGCTATAGCTGTAGCACAAGCGGCAACTACAGAAAAAGAAAAAGAATTGGCAATGATAGAGGTACAACGCCTAGCTAAAAAACTAAATATGGATTTAGAAGTTTTAGGTGTAATGCAAAAACAAAACTTTGTATTAAAAGACATAGAAAAAATCTATGACAAGTTTATGCCTAAATCGCTTATAGACTTAAAAAACTTGCAAGATGCTTTAGAGTTATTGCTAAAAATGGCAGGGCTAAAGTTTAACCCAGTTATCGTAGGCCCTGGTCCTGGTCCTGGTCCTGGTCCTGGCCCTGGTCCTGGCCCTGGTCCTGGCCCGGGTCCTGGTCCTGGCCCTGGTCCTGGTCCTGGTCCTGGCCCTGGTCCTGGCCCTGGCCCTGGTCCTAATCCCATTAAAGACATAATAGATGAAGCGGTAGCAGCTATAGCTGGTAGTGAATATGCCGGCACTTCATTAGGTAATTCTGCCAATATACTTTCTAGTGCTAGATTAACAGCACAGTTAGACCAAATTATGGCAGGTTTTGCCGAAACTAATCAATTAGCGGCAGACCGTTACACAGCACAATTAGAAGAAATTACCGCTAGAAATACACTTACTAATAATTTAGCGGCTGATAGGTATACAGCTATGCAAAATTATTATGTAACGGTAAACGCAGGGGCTATAGGTAGTGAGGATTTAGTAAACAAAGCTGTGCAAGATGCTATTTTATCTATTGAGCGCAAGGGTGACCCGTTGCGTTACACCGGTGGGCTATGACCCTGCCAGTAATAAACGCTGTTATTAACTTTAGTACCGGGCCTAGCTTTGCTCAAGCTATGATTTTAGATACAGGCATATTAGATACAAACGTGCTAGCAGATAGCGCGGCAGTAATTGTAGATGTGTCTAACGTAGTAGATACAATACAAACCAATAGAGGCCGTAACCCACAAGCCGACCAATTCCAAACAGGTACTCTAACTATGCGTATCGTAGACCAAAACGGCGATTTTAACCCACAAAATACTAGCGGCCCTTATTATGGCTTGCTAGACCCTATGCGCAAAGTGCAGATAACAGCTACTTACGCTAGTACTACCTACCCTATCTTTAGCGGTTTTATTACTAGCTACACTACTACTACACCTAAAAACGCAGATGAGGTTACTTATACCACTATAACGGCGGTAGATGCGTTTAGACTTGCCCAAAATGCACAGATAGCAACGGTAGCAGGGGCAACCGCTGGAGATTTAAGCGGTACGCGTGTTAATCAAATATTAGACCAGATAGGCTGGCCTAGCTCTATGCGTGACGTAGATGCAGGGCTAACTACAATGCAGGCAGACCCCGGCACAGCGCGCACTAGCCTTGCAGCCCTTAACACAGTAACCCTAAGTGAGTACGGGGCTTTTTATGTAGATGCTACAGGCTCATTTGTTTTTCAAGATAGAAACGTGACCACGGCTAGCATAGGCGGTACACCTACCGTGTTTAACGATAACGGCACGGCTATAGGCTATTTTAACGCTGTTTGGCGCTTAGATGATACGTTGGTATACAACGCGGCTAGCATTACGCGTACAGGCGGTACTACTCAGGTAGCTACAGATGCAGCCTCTATTGCCAAGTACTTTACACATAGCTATAACCAACAAAATCTATTAATGCAGACAGATGCCGCGGCCCTAGATTACGCTCAAGCCTATGTAGCTAGCCGTAAAGAAACCTCTATAAGATGTGATGCCATTACCCTAGATTTATACACAGATAACTATAATGCCGGCATAATCGCGGCCCTAGACCTAGATTTTTTTGACCCTATAACTATTACTACAAATCAGCCCGGCTCATCTACTTTAACTAAGACTTTGCAAGTGTTTGGCGTATCTATGGCAATTACGCCCGGCAGTTGGAAAACGACACTAACAACACTAGAGCCGATAATAGACGGCTTTATACTAGACTCAAGCCTATACGGGGTGCTAGACACCGGCGTATTGGCCTATTAGGGGGTAACAATGGCAGCGGGCTTAGGATTTAAGACTTTTACTACAGGTGAGGTATTAACAGCCGCGGACGTAAACGGCTATTTGATGCAAGGTATTTTAGTTTTTGCTAGTGAGGCTGCTAGAAACTCTGCTATAACTTCACCGCAAGAAGGCCAATTTGCATACACTAAAGATAATAATAGTTTATGGTATTACACAGGTAGCGTTTGGGTTGCTAGCGGCGCAACAGGTGATATAGAGGGCATTACTACAGGCACAGACTCAGGGCTATCAGGCGGCGTTACTAGCGGCACAGCTGTACTCAGATTAAAACTAGAGTTTGATGCAGAAACAGGCACTACATACACGCTATTAGCAGCTAACCTAAATCAGCTAGTAACTCTAAACAATGCCAGCGCAATAACTTTAACTGTGCCGCCAAGCGTTTTTAGCGCAGGTGATGTAATAAATATAGCTCAGATTGGCGCAGGTCAAGTAACACTAGCGCAAGGCGCAGGCGTAACTATAAACTCAACAGGTGCAACAGCAACAGCACCTAAACTACGCGCAAGATACAGCGCAGCTAGCATTATCTGTACGGCATCAAATACGTTTTTGGTAGTTGGAGATATTGCCTAATGAGTTTAATCGGGATTATAGCTTCACAAAACTATCCAAGAATAATTGCATTGACAGTTGATTATTTAGTTGTTGCTGGTGGTGGTGGTGGTGGAACTGTCTATGGCTCTGGAGGTGGAGCTGGTGGCTTGCGTTGCACTGTAACTGCAACAGGTGGAGGCGGTTCTTTAGAAAGTGCTTTATCACTTAACACTGGCACTAATTACACCGTGACAGTTGGCGCAGGTGGCGCTGGTGCAATTTCTGGTGGGTCTTATCCTAGAGGCACAGTTGGTTCGGACTCTGTATTTTCTACTATAACTTCCACAGGTGGCGGAGGTGGCGCTTCTTCACAAGCGGCTACGCAAGCTGAAAGAACAGGAGGCGTTGGAGGCTCTGGTGGCGGTAGCGCTGGTGGGAATAATCCGCCTGCCTCTGGTGGCGCAGGAACAGCAAATCAAGGTTTCGCTGGTGGAGTTGGTTCTGGTAATAGCCCCAATTTAGGTTCTGGCGGCGGAGGTGGCGCTGGAGTTGCTGGCGGTAATGGCACATCTACTACTGGCGGTGCTGGTGGTAATGGTGTAGCAACATCTATTACTGGTTCTTCCGTTACTTATGCAGGTGGTGGTGGCGGTGCGACATACGACGGCGGAACTGCTGGAAGCGGTGGCTCGGGCGGAGGTGGCGCTGCTGGTGCTGGTAATACCGATAATCAAGGCACGGCGGGCGGAGATAATACTGGAGGCGGTGGTGGCGGAACTGCTTATAAAACTACTGTAAATGTAAATGGTATAGCGGGTGGTTCAGGCGTAGTAATTTTAAGATATGCAGATACTCGGACAATAACTTTTGGCGCTGGAGTAACTGGAACTGAAAGTGCCGCAAGTGGTGGATATAAGCGCGCCACAATAACCGCTGGCACAGGGAATGTGAGTTGGACATAATGGCGCATTACGCATTTTTAGATGAAAACAATATAGTAACCGAGGTTATTACAGGTATTGATGAAACTGAACTAATTGAAGGTTTAGACACTGAAACTTGGTATGGCAATTTTAGAGGTCAAACTTGCAAACGCACTTCATATAATAATAATATACGCAAGCAATATGCAGGCATTGGTTTTACCTATGATGCTTATAATGATGTATTCATAACGCCACAGCCTTATCTATCTTGGTTACTAGATGCTGACCATAACTGGCAAGCGCCGACACCTAGACCCGAGGGTATGGGCTGGTATTGGAACGAGGCAGAGCAGGTTTGGCTAGATGCTAACGAGCTATAACGGCTGGCCTGCAAGTAAAGACCCGGCAGAAATAGGTATAAAGAGTTACCCCGTGCCGGGCACTAAAATTAAATTAAGATGCGCTGAGGCTGTAGCACCTTTGCTTGTAGGTTTTGCCGCTGAGTTCCACGCGCTAATAGAGCCAATAGATGAAGGCGCTTTAGATGAGTGGGGCTATGCTTTCCGTATGGTACGCGGCAGTACAGACCGCCTAAGCTGCCATAGCAGCGGTACAGCTATAGACCTAAACGCAACTAAACACCCGCTAGGCAAAGCTGGCACGTTTGAAGCTGCAAAAATACCTATGATAGAGGCGTTAGCTAAAAAATACCGTTTAGCGTGGGGCGGTAACTATCGGGGTAGAGTAGATGAAATGCACTTTGAGATTAATGTCAATGCAGAGAAAGCGGCTAAACGCATACTAAAATTATCGCAAGGGGCAACACAAGGGGCAGAGCAGGTAGCACAATGAATAGAAAGCAACTAGAGGCAGCTGCCTATAGTTACGGGCGCGCGGCTTTAGCAAGCGTTGCAGCCTTGTACCTAGCAGGCATAACAGACCCTAAAGTATTAGCTAATGCTTTTATAGCTGGTCTTATTGGGCCTATTGTTAAGGCGTTACAGCCTAACGAGAAGCAATACGGCATAGGCTCTAAAAAGTGAGCGAGGCCCAATCCTTATTAGCTGTAATGCTAGGTATATGTAGCCTTGCAGCTGTAGGGATTGGGCTAGTACGCCACCTAGTTAAGTATTACCTAAGCGAGCTGCTACCAGATAATAACGGCAACCATAATTTAAGAGGCCGTGTGGAGCGCATAGAGCACCGCGTAGATAAGATTTATGAAATGCTCTTAGAGGAGCGCCTAAGCCGCTAGCGTGTCGTGTTGCCTATGTCAGCCCTTACCGTCATAATTTTATTTACACGCTGAGAGGGCTACTTAGCAGGTAGACCTAGCAGCCATAACCAAAGGGGCTGTATGTTAATAGATTTAGCAGTAATAACGTTTACTGTGCTAATAGTAGGGCTGTTTATGTGGGCCGCCTATCACACAGGTTACAGAGAAGGCCACGGTGACGGCTATTTAAGAGGGCGCAATATAGCTAAGGCGTTAAAAGAGGTAAACAAATGAGCTTTTTAGACGGCTACGAAGATGTAAACGCGCGCATAAAAAGAGCGCGTACAGAGTACCCGGGCTTGCGATTAGTAGCCTACATAGAGGACATAGACCTAAAAAACGGCTATATCTTAATTAGAGCAGAGGCCTATAAAAACTATGAAGATGATAAACCAAGCGCTGTAGATTATGCACTAGAGGTTAGGTCAGACCGCGGAGTAAATGCTAATTTTTGGGTAGAGAATTGCGTAACCTCTGCTTATGGGCGCGTTATTGGGTTGCTTAGCCCCGGCGGTGTTGGTAGACCTACTAGGCAAGATATGGAGAAGGTAGAGGCTATCCAAGCGCCATTACAGACACGCGGGGCAGGTGGGGCAGTACCTAGCGCCGCTGAGTCTATAAGTGCCCTAAAAGCCAAGCTAGGGGCAGAGGTAATGCCAGAGCCGCCAATATGTACACACGGGCATAGGGTTTTATTAGAGGGCATAGGTAAGACAGGCAGACCGTATCGCGGCTATATGTGTAGCGAAAAGGTAAAGGCTAAACAATGCGCGCCGATATGGGCTAAACAGTATGGCGATAAATGGTTAATGCCAGATGACCATAACGAGGTAGTGCTAGAGGCAGGGCGTAATTTAGACCCAATAGCAGAGCGTGAGCCTGTGCCAGATGAGCTGTTAAGTGATAAAGAGAGGGCTAACCGTGGAAGCAATTAGGCAGGTAAAAGCCGACTGGGGGCGTGAACAGCGCTTAGCTAATTACTTAGAAAGCGTATTACCGTGGTCGCTAACGCCTACACCGGCGTTTTACTTTACCGACTACCACATAAACAAAAAGCTAGGGCAAGGTAGAGAAAGCTACATAGGTGATGTGGAGATGAAATGGCTAAACACACCTAGCATACAAACAGCCATATTTAACTATAACAAACTACAGCTTATGGCAGCTGTGCCGGTGTACACGCAAGGTGTAGAAAGCTATCACCGGGTCTGTTTCAGGTTTACAGACGGACTATTGCTAGTGCCTGCTCTGGCCTTGTTACGCCTACCGCCTGTGTTATTTACTAGAGCAGATACACACGAAACCGATTTAGTAGTAAAGGTAAAAGCTAGCGATTTTGCCACCTGTTTTAGACCTGAGCGCGTAGATTAGGACTATGGAAACTATGCTTTACATAGAGGCTAAATGCAGACAATGCAAGACAATAACGCTACAGCTAGAGCGCGTAGTGTCTGACCACCTGCCACCAAACGTTAAATGCCTACAATGCACACGCTGTGGGCTACTAGATATAACGTTGGTAGATGTGAATAACGCTCGGCAGGTACACAATTAAGTTACTAGACCTGTTTTGCGGTGTAGGCGGCGCAAGTGCTGGCTATGCGGAAGCAGGTTTTCAGGTGACCGGCATAGACTTAAAACACGGCAAGCGATACCCTTATACTTACAAACGCGGTGACGTTATGGCTTTAGATGTTGACTTTTTACAGCAATTTGATGTGATACACGCTAGCCCACCTTGCCAGACTTACAGCATTACGCAGCATCTTAGAAACGCACAAGGTAAAAGTACAAGTAAATTAGATTTATTAGAGCCTGTTAGGGCTATGTTGTTACAAAGCGGTCAACCGTATATTATAGAAAATGTAAAAGGCGCGCCGTTATTAGACCCTGTGCAGTTATGCGGTAGTAGTTTTGGTTTAGCTGTGCGTAGACACCGGCTATTTGAGTCTAATTTACCTTTGACCGGCAGTTTATGTAATCACACGGTTAGACCAGTAGGCGTTTATGGTTCTATGCGTGATGAAATACCGGGCGGCGGTAAAACAGCCGACACAATAGAGCAAGCAAGGCAAGCTATGGGCATAGAGTGGGCCTTATGGGGTGAATTAGTAGAGGCAATACCACCGGCCTACACTAAGTTTATAGGTCTACAAATTATGGCCCTGTTAAATAAAAGTTATCCACAGGGGTTAAAAACCTGTGGACAACACGCCCAAGCCCCGCGTATGTTATCCACAATATGAGTAAATGCTTGACTAGCCCAGTACGATTACTGCGCGCAGGCAGAGCCGCCCTAGCGGATAGCTCAGCCAAGCTGCGTAATCTTAGGGTAGTTCTATGCCTAGTATTAGGCTTTATCTTTACACAAAATGTTTCGGCTAATGCTAATCTAAATGCTACAGATGCTTACAAAATCTATGCACATATAAAGATAGGCAGTTACAAGCAATTTGTATGTTTAGAGAAGTTATGGACTAAAGAGAGTAATTGGCGGCCTAAAGCAACTAATACAAAATCTACAGCCTATGGCATACCACAGTTGTTAAAGATGAAAGAAACAAACCCTTATAAACAGATAGACTTAGGGCTAAAGTACATAGATAAGCGCTATAAAGGTAGTGCGTGTAAAGCCTTAGCTCATCATAAGAAACGGGGTTGGTACTAATGGCTAAACGCGGTGACCCCAGATTAAACAGGGCTTACAGGTATAAGTTTAGAAACCAAGTATTAGCCAGAGATAGCTACACCTGTTATTACTGTGGGGCAGATGCAGACCAAGTAGACCACGTGATACCTATAAGTAAAGCGCCTGAATTAGTAATGAGCTTTGATAACGCTGTGGCCTGTTGCAAGCGCTGTAACGTATCTAAGGGCAATAAATCACAG